AGAATCACCAGCAGCGTAGAGCAGACTACTGGGTTTTAAAGAATATGTCTAACAAAGAGCTACACGATATAGGTATATCAAGAGGAGAGATATACAATCGTGTATACGGCAACGAACAGTGAGGATAAGTAAGAGTACTCCCGTACTCGTGAGTCTAACTGTTTTAGCTCATATGTCTTTTGGAGATATAGATAGGCAGACAGGCAGTGGACTCAGGAGAGGGGGGATTCACTTTGATAGATCCAGTAACAGCCATAGGTCTAGCAACAACCGCATTTAATACTCTCAAGAAGGGTATTGCAGTTGGTAAGGACTTACAAGACATGGGTGGTCAGCTAACACAGTGGGCTGGTGCTATCAGTGACTTGGACTTTGCTGAACGTCAGAACGCTAAACCACCTTGGTATAAAACCCTTGGTGGTGGCGTTCAAGCAGAAGCAATGGAGATATTCGCAGCTAAGAAGAAAGCTGAGTCTATGCGTAAGGAGCTAAAGGATTACATCTGTGTTATGTATGGCCCTTCACACTGGGATGAGCTTATACGTATTGAGGCTGACATTCGTAAACAAAAGAAAGAACACGATCATAAACGTATAGAGATGCAGCGTAAGCTTATAGAATGGGGAGCAGGTTTTTTCTTGTTCACCCTTATTACAGGTAGCTTTGTAGGTTTAGTATATTTAAGGACGTTACAATGACTCGACAACTAACAGAAAAGCAGCAGCGCTTCCTAGAGGTACTCTTTGATGAGGCTGGCGGTGATGCTGTAGCTGCTAAGAAGATGGCGGGTTATGATCCTGCGTCTAGCACATCAGCTATTGTAGAAGCCCTTAAGGATGAGATTGGTGACAGGACACGTACATACTTTGCTCGTACTGCCCCTAAGGCTGCTATGGCAATGGTAGGTGCCTTGTATGATCCTACAGAGCTAGGTATAAAAGAGAAGATGGTTGCAGCTAAGGACTTGCTAGATCGTGCAGGACTTGGTAAGGTAGACAAAGTAGACGTAACATCTGGCGGGGGTGTATTCTATCTGCCACCAAAAGAAGGTACAAACGAATAATACCTGAGAGAGATTTAGGGTTCTGGCAGTTACCACTACCCCCCAAGAACCACACAAAAGAATGGCACCCTATAGTTAAAATAACAAAGAGGATACCCTTTGGTTACAGGATAGATCCTGAGAACGACAGACTACTCTTACCCATTGAATCAGAGCTTGAAGCTTTAGAGCTTGCAAAGCGCCACCTTAAGCAGTATAGTTATCGTGCAGTAGCACAGTGGTTAAGCAAAGAGACTGGTAGAACTATAACGTTCACAGGGTTAAAGAAGAGAATTGAAGTTGAGCAGAAACGTAGAAAAGCAATTGCAATTAAACGCAAGCTTGCCAAGTGGCTCCAAGAAACGCTTGAGCAAATCGAAAAGCTTGAAAGAAAAGGTGCAGGAGCCTACACAGAACCTGACAAAGATAGCTGAAGAACCTGTAGTAGAAACTATACCTGCACAAGTTAAGGCACCTGAGTACGATGTAGAAGAAGCGCAGCAGGTAGTATTCAAGCCTAACCCTGGCCCACAGACAAACTTCCTTAGTGCGTCAGAACGAGAAGTGCTTTATGGTGGAAGTGCTGGTGGCGGTAAGAGCTACGCCATGTTGGCTGACCCTCTACATGGACTGAATGATCCTAACTTCTCAGGACTACTAGTAAGACACACTACAGAAGAATTAAGAGAGCTAATACAAAAAAGTCAGGAGTTGTACCCTCGTGCTATACCTGGAATTAAATGGTCGGAACGTAAATCGCAATGGACTTCTCCTCAGGGTGGCAGACTTTGGATGTCTTATCTTGATAAAGACACGGATGTCACACGCTATCAGGGTCAGGCTTTTAACTGGATTGGATTCGACGAGCTTACGCAATGGTCTAGCCCTTACGCTTGGGATTATATGAGATCAAGATTACGTAGTAGTTCCAAGGACTTAGGTCTTTATATGAGGGCTACAACCAACCCTGGGGGAAGTGGACATGCTTGGGTTAAAAAAATGTTTATTGATCCTGCAGTCGGGAATCAACCGTTTTGGGCAACTAACATTGAAACAGGTGAAACGATTACGTTCCCTAGAGGGCATAGTAAAGAAGGTACGCCTTTATTTAAAAGACGCTTTATTCCAGCCTCTCTATTTGACAATCCGTACTTGGCTGAAGCTGGCGACTATGAAGCAATGCTTCTCTCGCTTCCAGAGCATCAGCGCAAGCAGTTACTTGAAGGTAACTGGGATGTTAATGAGGGTGCCGCTTTTCCAGAGTTTGACAGAAAAGTACATGTTGTGGACGCATTCGATGTACCTGACTCTTGGGCAAAGTTTAGGGCTTGCGATTATGGTTATGGTAGTTACACTGGTGTTCTGTGGTTTGCTGTAGCACCTGATGAACAAGTGGTTGTGTACCGTGAGATGTATGTGTCTAAGGTTACAGCTTCTGATCTAGCAGATTTGATCTTGGAAGCAGAAGCAAGAGATGGTACAATAAGATACGGGGTGCTGGATAGTTCTTTATGGCACAACCGTGGCGACACTGGGCCTAGCTTGGCAGAGCAGATGAATCAAAAGGGGTGCCGCTGGCGTCCGTCTGACAGGTCAAGGGGTTCACGTGTCGCTGGTAAGAACGAGATACATAGACGGTTAAAGGTGGATGAGTTCACTGAGAAGCCTCAACTCGTATTTATGGATAACTGTACAAATACTATTGCACAGATACCTAGTATTCCTCTGGACAAGCGGAACCCAGAAGATGTTGATACTCATGCAGAGGATCACTTGTATGACGCTCTAAGGTACGGAATCATGACACGTCCACGCAGCAGCATATGGGACTACAACCCAGCAAAACAACGCACTGGTTTTCAAGCTAGTGATCCATCATTCGGGTATTGATAATGGCAGAACAAGAAGAAATGTTTGAAACAGATGAAGTCGTAGCTGCAGAAGACAGTACGGATAGCATCTTTGAGACTAAATCTAGTGTTGTATCCTTTGTAGCTGATCGCTACAAACGTGCAGAAGACTCCCGTTATGCAGATGAGGAGCGTTGGTTAAAGGCTTACCGCAACTACCGTGGCTTGTATGGCAAGGATGTACAGTTCACAGACACTGAGAAGTCTCGTGTATTTGTTAAGGTTACTAAGACTAAGACCCTAGCAGCATATGGACAGATCGTAGACGTACTATTCGGCAACAACAAGTTCCCCTTATCAGTAAACCCTTCTGTACTTCCTGATGGTGTAGCTGAGTCTCTGCATATCAATGTAGATCCTAACGCTGCTGCTGCAGGTAAAGCTCTTGATCCTGTAACAGAACAGCCTTCTCCTAAGCCGTACCTGCTTGATGGTGAGAATAAACTTCAACCAGGTGAGACACTCTCAGATCTATCTAGGCGTCTTGGCCCTCTCTCTAGGAAACTAGAGTCCGTATCCGATAGGGTAGTAGAGGGTGACGGTACTTCCCCTACAACTGTTACATTCCATCCTGCATTGATTGCAGCTAAGAAGATGGAAAAGAAGATCCATGACCAGCTTCAAGAGTCTGGTGCTTCTACACACTTACGCTCTATGGCATTTGAGATGGCTCTACTTGGCACAGGTGTCATGAAAGGCCCATTTGCAGTAGATAAAGAATACCCTAACTGGGATGAGTCAGGTGAGTATGACCCTATAGTTAAGACTGTACCTGAGTGTAGTCACGTATCTGTGTGGGACTTCTATCCTGATCCAGAAGCTAAGTCTATGAATGATGCAGAGTATGTGGTTCAACGTCATAAGATGTCTCGTACACAGCTTCGCTCACTCAAGAATCGCCCTTACTTTATGGCTGACTCAATAGGCATGGCTGTTGATAAAGGCCCAGACTATGTACAGAAGTACTGGGAAATGACTATGGAGGATGACGATACACAACCGTCCTCTGAGCGCTGGGAAGTATTAGAGTTCTGGGGTTATGTTGATATAGAGGTGCTTGAAGAGCATGGGGTATCTATCCCTAAGTCACTTAAAGACCTAGATGAAGTTAACTGTAACGTTTGGGTATGTAACGGTGAGGTACTTCGCTTTGTACTTAACCCATTCAAACCTACACGTATCCCCTACTATGCAGTACCTTATGAGCACAACCCCTACAGCTTCTTTGGTGTAGGTATCGCTGAGAACATGGATGATACACAGACGTTGATGAATGGCTTTATGCGTATGGCTATTGACAATGCTGCACTATCTGGTAACCTCATTATTGAAGTAGATGAGACTAACATGGTTCCAGGTCAAGACTTATCTGTGTACCCTGGCAAAGTGTTCCGCAGACAGGGAGGTGCCCCGGGACAAGGAATCTTCGGCACCAAGTTCCCTAACGTAGCACAAGAGAACATGCAACTCTTTGATAAGGCACGTGTATTAGCTGATGAAAGTACGGGATTCCCTTCCTTTGCTCATGGTCAAACTGGCGTTTCGGGTGTGGGTAGAACAGCATCTGGTATTAGTATGCTTATGTCTGCTGCTAATGGTAGTATACGCACAGTAGTTAAGAACATAGATGACTATCTACTGCGTCCATTAGGTAAGTCATTCTTCTCTTTCAACATGCAGTTTGACTTCGATGAGACTATTCGCGGTGACTTAGAGGTTAACGCATCTGGTACAGAGAGCTTAATGGCTAACGAAGTACGCTCACAACGCTTGATGCAATTCCTACAGGTTGCACAGAATCCAGTACTAGCTCCCTTTGCTAAGATGGATTATGTTATTCGTGAGATTGCTAAGTCTATGGATCTTGACCCAGACAAGGTTACTAACTCCATGCAGGATGCTGCTATACAGGCTGAGATCCTAAAAGGCTTCCAGACTCCCGCACAGCCCCCTGCAGGGCCAGAAGGTGTAAACATGCCTGAGGGTAGCCCAGCGCCTGAAGGACAGGCTCCACAAGGCGTACAGGACACCTCAGGTGGTGGTGGCTCTCAGATAGGCATTGGCACAGCACCTACACCAGGTGAGCAAGGGTTTACTGGTAATGTCGCTTAAGAGCTTCGTTAACGATAAAACTACATGGGAAGCGTTCCTCGTTGAGATTGAGGAGCGCATCTCTACACAGCATCGTAGCATGGAGACTGTTACAGACACTGCTGAGCTATACAGACATCAGGGTGCCTTACGTGCTCTTCGGCAACTGCAATACTTGAGGGACAAAGTAAATGGCAATAAGTGATCAAATGGAAATGGCCTTCGGTGAACAGCCAGAAGTAGACCCAGTGTCAGGCAATGAAGTACCTACAGGCTCCTTACCAGAAGAAGTACGTGATGACATCCCTGCTCAACTAAGTGAGGGTGAGTATGTTGTACCTGCTGATGTAGTACGTTTCTTTGGCGTTAAGTTCTTTGAGGATATTCGTGCAGAAGCTAAACGTGGTTTCGCATCTATGGAAGCTAATGGACGTATTGGTGGTGAGCCTATTGGCATAGAGATGGGTGATGGTGAACTGCCCTTTGACATCTCTGAGTTACAGATGGTTGATGATGGTGAGCCAGAACAACCCATGATGAATGAAGGTGGTTTCATCTCTGGCTATGCTCCTGGCGGTTTAGCTGATACAGGTGATCTGCCTTTGACTGAGGAGAATTATCAAGGCACAGGAATGCAGCAACGTCAGTATACCAATGCTGAAGGTAATATCATTACTATACTATTCTTCAACGGTATGCCTATGAGTGTAATACCAGCAGGCTACTCTCCATATACTCCTGAGGCTACACCTACTGAAGCTAAAGAGGCTGTTGTTAATGATAATGATGATGGCCCACCCCCTATGCAAAACCCTGAGCCTATAGACTACAAAGCACTATCAGCAGAGGAGCTTCGTGGTTTAGTTGAAGATCAGAAAGGCACAAACTCAACCGCTATTTCATTAGGTCTAGGTATGCTTAACCCTCTTCTAGGTATGGCATTTAAAGCAGCTTCGTGGCATCAATCTAAGCAAATAACTAAAGAGTTACAACGGAGAATGGAAGATGCTTCATTAGATGCTAAGCAAAAGGCTTTTTATACAGATCTTACAGAGACTATGACTGCAGACCAGCCAGGATTCTTTGAGAGATTATTTGGCAAGACAGAAGAGGAAGCTAAGAAGCCTGATGTAGCAGGTACTGTAATGACCCCTGAGGAGATCACAGCTTCAGTAGAAGCAGCTTTAGCATACTCCCCCGAAGCGGGATACGTCCCAACAGGTATGCCACCAATTCCAGCACCTTCTCCTATTACAATGAAGGTCTTGGACGATGAGCCAGGTGCTAGAGATTATAAAGGCCCATTAGCACCAACTGTTTCTAGTGATACAGACAGTGGCAGTGATGCTAGTGGATCACCTGACATATTTGCAGATGCAGCCAGCAACGCAGATTCGGGTACAGCTAAAGTAGTAGCGGCTGCAGAAGAAAACCTAGCCACTGAAAGTGAGATTAGTGACATACAAAAAGAGGGTGATAAAATTAAAGAAAAACTTGAGTCAGCTGCACGTGGCGGTGGAAGAGGTTTCTCTGATGGCGGCTTAATGAAGAAAAAGAAGTAACTACCCATATAACTATAAGGCTACCCAGCTACGGCTGGCCCCAACATAAGGAGTAATAAATGTCGGAAGCCCAAATTCAAACGGACTCAGTGTCACATAATCGTAACCTATCTCGTATAGAACGTGATGAGGTTGAGCTAAAAGAACTGCTCAAGCAAGCAGGGGTTACACAGGATGAAACAGAAGAGGAAGCTGTTGAAGCGGAACCCAATAGCTCAGAGCCTAGCGAACCCTCAGTTCAGGCAGAGAGTAGTGCCAAACAAGAAAAAGAACCACAAGCTAAAGCACAAGAAGATGAAGAGCTAAGTTCGGAAGAGAAGAACTTTAAGAAGCGTTATGGTGATCTCAGGCGGCACACTCAAGAGAAAGAGAAAGAGTTTCAGGCACAGCTTGATAAGCTAACTTCTCAACTTGATGCAGCCACAAAAAATGAGCTTGTACTACCTAAGTCAGAAGATGAGGTAGAGGCTTGGGCTAAGAAGTACCCAGACGTTGCAGGTATCGTAGAAGCTATCGCTGATAAGAAAGCTAGTGAACGTTCATCTGAGCTTGACGGGCGCTTAAAAGAGATTGAAGCTTTACGCTCAACAGCTAAGCGTGAGAAAGCAGAAGCAGAGTTACTCTCTATGCACCCTGACTTTAAAGATATTCGTGCTGATGATGCATTTCACTCTTGGGCAGAGAAACAGCCTAAAGTCGTACAGGATGCTTTATACGAGAATAGTGAAGATGCTAAATCTGTTGCACGTGTTATTGATCTATACAAGTCAGACCAAGGCATTAAGACTAAAAGCACTAATGACTCTGATAAAGCGGCTGCGTCTTCAGTTAAGGCTAAGGGACGTGCTACACCAGATACAGATGACTCATCTAAGTACCTCAGTGAATCACAGGTTGCTAAGATGTCTCTAAAGGAATACGAGAAGCGTATGGATGAGATCTTTGATGCTCAGCGCTCTGGTAAATTTATTTACGATATGAGTAAGAAATAGTTTGACATTTCTTTAATCGTAGATAAAACTATAGGTATGTACAGTGTCAGGCATCAACTGCCTGTACATGCTTTTCAATAAGCACTAGCCACACGAAGAACTACCTCTGAGTATAGGCCCAGCGCTTGAAGGATGGCAATCCTGATAGCAATGCTGACTACCCTAAAACAAAGAGCCTCTTTTATTGTGGATATGTAGTGTCTAAATCTCACGCCATATCTATAAAGGAGAATTATTATGGCTATTGGAACCGCTGGTGGTGGATTTAACGGGAACTTCTCCCCAATTATCTACTCCAAACAGGCACAGATTGCTCTACGCAAGGCTGCTGTTACTAACGCAATCACCAACAACTCATATTTCGGTGAGATTGCAAACCAAGGCGACACTGTTCGCATTCAGAAAGAGCCAGACGTAACAGTCAACGCTCTGCAGCGTCACACAGGTATCTCAGTAGAGAAACTTGATGATTCTGACTTCTCGTTGACCATTGATCAAGCTAACTACTTTGCTTTCAAAATGGATGACATTGAAGAGCAGTTCTCAAATGTAGACTTCACATCTTTGGCTGCTGATCGTGCAGCATATAAGATGGCTGATGCAATGGACGCAGACGTATTGTCGTACCTCTCAGGTCACACTACTGCTGGTGCTCACATCACTACTTCATCAG